AGGATTGTCGAGCAGCGTCACCGTGCCACCGCCGAACGTGCCGTCCAGCTTCACATAGCACCGACCTCGACCCGTCACCGTAACGGTCCCGTCCTCGGTCATCGTGCCCTTGAATTGTCCGCTTGCAGTCTCGGTCGCCATGTCATCCTCCGATCAGGCGAGAACGTCTTCGATGCACTCCAGCGACATCGAGGAGATATATGGCGGTCGCGAGGACCACCCCATGCGCGGCTGCACGAAGCGAAAGACACCAGCCGGGTCCGTCGTCGTGATCGCCGCATTGTCAGCAGGTGCAGCACGCAGCTCAGGGACGAATGATACAGTGATCGCCCCCGTGCCATCGGAGGACGCATCCTCCGTCGCCATCTTCAGCTCGTTGCCGACTTGGAAGAAATCCCCAGCCCGGATCCAGTTCGTCACCGACAGCGAGCAGCCGTCAATGTTGAGCGAGTTCCCGGTCTGCCCACCACCGGCCACAAGCGGCGTGCCGCCGAATGCGCCTCGAGGGTCATAGTCCGCAGGGGACAGGCTGAAGTTGTCCGCCAGCCCCAGCACCTGCGCCACGAACGCCTGCAACACAGCGCGGTCATTGCTCGCGAGGTTGGAGAACTCCAGCGTCACCGTCCAACGCTGCCCAGCACGCTGCGCGACCTGAATCGCGCCCGAGATGCCGACAAACTGCTGCGCGTTGCTGATCAGCTCCCACGACATTGACGTGGGATTGACCGAAGGGAAGGTCCGAGTCGTCACAGCCTACCCCTCCGCGCGAGATCGAATATCTCGGCCTTCTGCTGGTCGAGTTGGCGCTGGAAGAGGATGCGGTCCTGCTCCGTAGCGCCGCCCTGAATCGTCACCACGGGCGCGTACGTCAGCCCGCTACCCATAGCGCCATTCGGGGTGATCGTCCCCGTGCGGCCCGCCGTGAACAGCTCAGGGCCGCGCTCGCCGACAAGATAGGTCTTCCCGCCCATCACAGTGCCGCCGTCAGCCTTGCCGCCTCCGAAGAAGCCGCCGAGCGCAGAGCTCAGGCCGCCCAGCAAGCCACTGCCACCGTCTCCTCCGCCGAACAGGGCCTTAGTGAGTTGCGCCTTCAGAGCCTCCGCCGCCATCTGCTGCAAGATGTTGGCGAAGGCGTCGAGCATCCCGTCCTTGCCATCCTTCACGCCGGTCACGAGCGCATCAGCGAGACTGGTCTGAAGCCCGCTCAGCTTCTCCTCGGATTCCTCCGCGACCGTCTCAACAGCCTCGACAGCACCCGGCACCGTAGCGGCGACCTGCTCCGCAGTCTTTCGAGCCGCGACGCGAATCTCATCGAGCACCGTCATCACGGTTTCAGACGGAAGGGGAGCAGAAACAATCTGCGCAATCTCGCCCTGGATCTTCTCAGCCTGCCGACCGAAAGCGTCCGCGATGCCGGTTAACGTCTCAGTGACGCGGCCCTCAATTTGACTGAGGCCCAGCGCGCTCGCGATCTGGTTGTACCGCTCGATCAGGCCGTCGATCACCGGGGTGATGGCAGAGAAGCCGGTGAGAATGCCCTGCACCATGCGGGCGTAGATCACCTGCACGCCCTTGATGAGCACCCGCACGCCCTGAATGGCATCGCCCACGAAGCCGAATGCCCGAGCGAGCACGTTGGTAGCCTTGAGCCCGATGTTGCCGAAACCTTCCGCGTCGAGAGCCGACTGACGGAACATATCCGCGACGTGCGTGATTATCGGAGACAGCGCGACAGCGAGCTGATTCCCGAGACCCTCGAACACGCCTCGAGCTCGAGTCACCGCATCGTTCGCGGCCTCGATCTGTGCGGCGTCCACGCGACTGATGGCCGTCCCGAGCGCCTCCGCTTCCGCCATCATCTCCTTCAGCGCACCGGAGCCCTTGCCGAGCGTGTTGACTAGCGACACGCCCTCGGAGTCGAAGAGCTTCATCGCCAAGCGCACGCGGTCGGCCTGCGTCTCCACGCCGGACATGGCGTCCGCGACGATCTCCATTTGCTGATCGAGCGGCAGCTTGACCAGGCTCTCCGCGTCGATGCCCAGTTCCTGAAGCGCACCGGTCGCCTCGCCAGTGCCCTGAGCAGCCTCCGCGACGCGCCGGGTCATGCGCTGGAGCGCCATGTTCATGGTCTCGGTGCTGACGCCGGTCAGCTCCGCAGCGTGCTGGAGTCCTGCAAGGGTCTCGGTGGTGGTGCCGAGCTTGTCGGCGGTCTTCGCGAGGTTGTCGATACTAGACATCGACATCTTGGTCAGCGCAGCAGCGGCGCCACCGATAGCGAGCCCCGCGGCTGCGCCGAACCGGGCCATCTTCCGCAGCCCTTCCGAGGCGCGCTCTAGCTTTGCCAGACGTCCCTGCACCGACCTGAACGCCTGCGCGGTCTTGTCGGTGGCTGTGATCGGGATCTCAACGCCGCGAGCCATTCGCTTCCTGCCTCATCTGGAAATACACGGACCAGCCGATGTACTCGCGCACGTCCATCGCACCGAGATCAGCGACCGTCATCCCCAACTCATGCGCCAAGAAGTAGCGGAACTGGAGATCACGGTCGCCCCTCAGTTTTTTTCGATCTCGTCCTCGTCCGGGTCGACCTCTGCGATCTGGTTCACGATGCGCGCCATCACGTCAGGATCAACCGTGCGGAGGAGCTCGGTCTTCTCGATCTTGCGGAAGACCGGCTTCCCCTCCGCGTCGATCAGACGATATACCAGCGTCATGACCATCGCCTCGGCAGACTTGCCCTCGCGTGAAAGCTCCATGATCTCGCCCATCTGAGCGAGGGACAGCGCCGGTTTAATGTAGACCGCCGCGTCCCACTCAGGGATCGACAGCTCGCGAGGGGACTGCGCCAGCTTTGCGCTGTAGTGCGCCTTCGCCTTCTCGAGCAGGCTCATGCAACAGTGGACTCAGTCAGCGCGCCGGTGCCCTGGAACGTGATCGACGCCTCGACCATCCCATCAAACGACCCCGTGCGCGTCACACCCGTCACGATCACAGTGCCGGTGTAGTAGGTGTCGCCCGAAGTGTCGCCTTCCGGGTACAGGTTCAGCGTGACCTCTGCGCCATTCGTCAGAGCGCCCTGGCCCGTCGCGTCCGTCTCATCCCAGAACACGTCGATGGAACCGGAGAACGTCGTCAGCGAGGACAGGTACGTCCGCGCCGTGTCGCCCATGCTCGTGTCCTCGAGGGTCTCAGCGGTCTCCTCGATGCTGTAGGACCGGACCTCTGCCACCGTGTCCGAGCCCACCTTCACGACTCCCTCGGAGCCCTTATGCGTCGCCATCTTCGATCACCTCCTCGGTGTCTTCAGCAGGCTCCGGCTCCACCGGAGTCTCATCAGCGTAGCGATACCCCTTGCGGAGCATCTCCTCGATCTTCGTCGGGTGCGGAATCACCTCCACGCCGCCCTTCACGAGCTTGACCATCAGTCCTCCGACAGCATGAGCTGCGTCATGCCGGTGCCGTCGTTCATGACCACCTGCACCGTGTAGTTCACAGCGTCGACCACCAGAGCATCGCCCTGGGCCGCGCCACTCACGTCAGCAGTCCGGCACATCACCACCGGCTCGCTCGTCGCGAACTGCACAGAACCGCCCTCAACCGCCTGGTAATCACGATCGAAGATGACCGTGATACTCGACGCATCACCACCAGAAGGCGTGTACGTCGCCGAGACACCAAAGTCAGCCAGCAGCGCCAGGCGATCAGCAGCGAGCTCAACCGGCATTCTTCGGCGGACGACCGCGACGACGGCGCGGCTTGTCCTCTCCGAGACCGATAGCACGATCCTCGCGCGGCTGGTCTTCCGGCAGTGCCTCGATATTCCCGGCAGCTACCAGCGGCCGAGCCTCGCGGTCATCGACCACGAGCACGTCGCCCGGCTGCGTCGGCTGCCGCGCAATCACACACCCACGGATCACTCGATATTGCATTGATCCTCCAGAGGGTCAGGGGGCGAGCCGAAGCCCGCCCCCGCCCCATCACGCGCCGTCGTTGCCGAAGGCGAAGCTCGCAGCGTGACGAACTGCCACGTCGACCGACTGGAGTGCGACGACGCGCACCGTGCCGGACGTAGACGCCGTGTAGGGGTCCACCACGATGTCCAGACCGCCGAAGAAGCCGACCAGGAGGTCCGAGAAGTTGCCGAAGTACAGGTTCCCAGCGGTCCCCTGGTTCGACACGACAGCGTTGTAGCCGCCGATGGTGCCGCCCGGCTCGACGACGAACTGCGCCGTGTTGGTGGCCTTCTCGGTGGTCTTCAGCGCGCCGTACATCGCCGACGGCAGGATGTAGCTCAGGTTGCCCATGAGCGCGTTGGCGTCCGCGACAGCCGTCTCGAGGGAGATGACTTCCGGGTAGGTCGGGTTCGCGGCGGCGAATGCCGTCACGGTGCCGACGCCGGACGTGTTCAGGATGCCTTCCGGCACGCCGGACGTGCCCGAGCCTTCGAGGCCGGCGGCGTCGATTGCCAGAGCGATGCCCGTGGCGAGGTCGTCACGCACCAGCGCCTCCACGTCCATCGAGGACTGGATGAGGAGCTGACGGGTGATGTCCGTATGGACGCCGACGGTGTTCGGGGTCATGGACACCGAGCCGACCGTCATCTCGGACTCGCTCGACGCGCCACCCTCGGCGCTGATCCAGCCAGCCGACGCAGCAGCGGTCTTCTTCGGGATCTTCACGTCGCCGGACAGACCTTGGAGCATCCGCGCACCCGCGCGCATGACCGAGCTCTGGTTGCGGAGCACGTCGATGAAGTCCTGCGGACGAAAGTCGTCCGTGAAGAGCGCGGCCTCGTCCGAGCTGTTCAGGTCGCGGGTCCAGTTCCGCAGCACCTCGGCCGGCAGCAGGATGCCCTGCGCGGCACGACCGTACTGCTGGCTCGCAGCGCGGGAGCACTCGAACTCGAACGCAGCCGCTTCCTGAGCGCGACGGTCGGTCGGGTTGGCGAGGGCGTTGATGGCGCGGACGATCGAGAAGCGCTGGACTTCCGGCTTCGTCAGGCCCACGTCCTGATCCTCCAGCGCACGCTGGGAACCGATCACGTCGAGGAGCTCGCCACGGAACTCTTCGATCGTGCGACCCTCTGCGATGGCCTTCTGGCCGAGGTCGGTGCGGTTGTGACGGGCAGCGAGTTCCACGATCTGCGCTGCGTCCTTACGTGCGGCCTTGCGGGCTTCTGCCTCGATGGCCGCGATGTCCTGCTCGCTCATTTGATGAGCCTCCTGAGAGTTGGATTCCACGGTTACGTGAGGTTGCCCGCTCCGACCCACGCCGACTGTCACATCAGCAGGGATCGAGACGATGCTGGCCTCGACAGGACGCCAAGACATCGCACGATGCTCGCCGCCCTCCTTCTTCATGCGCTTGATGGTGTAACCGATGGAAACATTCCCCCGGATACCATCCAGCACGTCGCGGTAGATCTCCTCGGCCAGTGCGCCCCTTCCGAAGCGCACGTTCGCGCGGAGTCGCCGCGCACTGCCGTCGAGCTCTACAGACTCGATCACCCCGATCTGCCGCTCTGGATCGTGATCCAGCAGCAGCGGGGCATGTCCCGAACGGAGGAAGTCCAAGTCGATGGACTCCTCCTTGTGGTCCAGCACCTCCATGCCGTAAGCCCGCTCGACCGGGGCCTCCGAGGAGATACTCATCCTCACCCGGCGCTCGTCCTCATCGACGGCCTCCGGGTCCATGTGCATGGAGCGATGCAGCACCTCAGCAGCGCTATCGCGGTCGGCGGGCTCCTCGACGGAGGGCTCTTCCGCCTCCGGCTCCTCGACCGCCTCGTCATGCTTCGAGAACTCCACGATGATGGAGTCCTCCGTCTCTTCGATGTCGACGATGTGGCGTTGATCCACTGACCGTTCCTCCGTCGCAGGCTCGAACTTGAGCGGCGAGTAGCCGTTCTCGCGGAGCCAGTCCAAAGCCTCAGAGGCCGTGAAACGCTTCGCGTCGAATCTGATTGACTGAATCTCTGATTCGCCTGCTTTCAATCCAAGGATTATATCAATCCCCTCACCTAGCGCATCATTCATGCGCCGGAAGCCTTGGAATGAATCTGGCTCACGTATACGGGCTGCGTGCTCGTTGGGGTAGGGGCGCGCTTCCATGTCTGTGATTTCTGCCTGACGCTCGTCACTGTCAATCGAGTCGACGGAGCGCATCACTCGGTCGGCGAAGGACTTGCCCGGATCACCACCCCAGAGCGCCCACGCAATCCGCCCGGCACTGGGATACCCATCCTCGCCCTGCGAGAAGCCCTCACCCTGCTTGTCGACCTCGTGGCGGGCGAAGTAGCTCGCCATGCGCTTCACCGTGTCGATCGAGAGCTCGCGGCGGTTCAAGATGTCCCGCGCACGCGCAACGCCGATCCGCGTCCCACCCCGACCGAACTCCTCGCGCCACGCCAGCCCACGCTCAGCCTCCTCGACCATCGCATCGGTCGGCGTGGTATCGATCTCTTCGCCCTTGTACTCAGCCATCGTCGCCTCCGGTGAGGTCGGGCTCGACCGGCAGCGTGTTCGCTCCGTAGGGCTCGAGGGCGTACTGGACGCCGAACTGCTCCATCAGCGACTTGTCGCGCGCGATCTGACTCAGCAGCTCCTCGACATCCTTGCCGTAGTTGCTCGCCACGTCCTGCAGACTCAGCACACCGGACTTCAGGCCCATCAGAGCAGCGTTCATCTCCTTCTGGGGATCCACCCAGCTCCACGCCCGGCCACGGAACTCCGCTGAATCGCGGAACCGCTCGTACTGCCGGAGCGGGATGCCGAAACTGTCCATCTCCATCGCGGACTCGAGCCACCGGTCAAAGACCGGGCGGATGAAGTGCTCCAGCATGAAACTCTGAAGCGAGCGGTAGTGATCGCGCTCCTCCAGAGCACCCTGACGGATGCTGGAGTAGCTCGTGGCCTCGAGGTCGTTCGACAGGCTCGTGTAGCTGACGCCCAGAGCCGAGGCGATCGCCTTTAGACACGCCTTGTGGAAGTCATCGAACTCGTTCGAGGGGTATTGCGGGTCGAAGCTGGAGAACTGGACGCCAGCAGGCAGCTGGTGGAACGACCCCGGCTCCGCTTCCATGATCGGGATGTTGTCCACCTCGTCGTCAGGGACGAACTGGTCACCGGATTGCGAGGTGAAGAAGCCCATCTTGCTCGCGCCGATGCGAGCATTGACGACCGCCGCCTCGCGCAGCGCGCCCAGCTGCTTGATCGAGGACAGCGCACTCGCCATCCACGGCTCGCCACGGGTCTGGCCTGCACGGAGCGGCAGGAAGCAGTGAATCATCTGGTCGGCAGGGATGCGCCGATGCTTCGGGCTGTAGACCTGCGTGGCGAAGTCGTAGTCGCCGGGATGGTTGGCGAGGACGTGGTAGGCGATCGGACGATGGAACTTGTCCATCTCCACGCCCATCCGAATCTGTCGACCGTCTTTCAGCCGCTCCGTCTTCTCCTCGTCGATCTGATCCGGCTCGATGAACTCCAAGGCGAACGAGTCATGGAACCCGGCCCCGCGGTGCATGACGACGAATATCTCTCCATCCCGCGCCAGACCCTCCACAGCGAGCTTCTGAGCGTCCAGCCATGACAGGCGACCGTCGACCGTGGGATTGCCCAGACGGCCCCACGCGCGCCATGCGGCCTCCAGAGCGGCATTCCCGGAGCTATCCAGCCGACCCACCGAGTCCATCGCCTTCGACTGGAGCGTGAACCCACGTTCTCCAATGACATTCGTCTTCAGGAGGTCGAGATACCGGCGGGCGTACTCGTTGTTCCGCGCCAGATCACGGGTCCGCGCCCGCATCCGCGAGATCGCAGGATAGAGCTCCGAATCCGCCGATCGCTCGCTGCCGGGGAAGTCGGCGAACAGTCTGCCGGTGTTGGCCGCAGCATAGGCCCGCTTCCGGCGAGGCTTCTCAGGCTCTTTCTTGCCGAACCAGTCGCGAATCGCCATCAGAACCTCACCTTGATCGTGGCCCCGGTGTTCAGGCCGCGCTCAGCGAGCTCCGCAGCCTTCTCCTGCTTCACCTCGGAGCGGAAGTAGTCACGCGCCTTGATGAGTTCCTCGAATGAGAGCTTGGACAAGCTCCGACCAGCGATGCTGTAGGAGTCGACATCCGAATCCGCTCGCCCTTCGAGGAGTGACTCGATCTTGTCGACCATGATCTCGGCGTGAGAGCGGGGGTCCGCATTCACGTCGAGGTCTTGAATGATCTTCCAGTGACCCCGCTCGATCACGATGCGCGAGGAGTCGCTCGTGCGAACCACCTCGAGTTGCCAGTGATGGTGATTCGGGTCGAAAGCGGCAGAAGTCGCGCTGGCGATCTGGAAGATCCAGTCCGTCCCGGTCACCGATCCCACGACCGTGAACTCGTGATCACCGCCGCCAGCAGCCTTCCGGCTCACATACTGAATTGAGTATGCGGAGTCCGGGTAGTCGCCGAAGAGGTCCGTGCGCTTCCATTGCACGAAGTCGCCGATGACCAGCTCCTCCGGCTCGATGGTCGGCGCATTCGCTACGTCGAAGAGGTTCGCCATATCACCGCCAGCTGTTCACCCATCCGCCCTTGCGGGGCCGCGTCGGTGTGCGTTGAGACTGCCCCTCCGATTTCTCGACGGGCGCGCGTTTAATTGTGTTGACGTTCACGCCAATTATAGAGTACGCAGCGATGGCATACACGAAGCAGTCGAGGGCCTCGTTTCGAGGTCTCGTCTTGACGAATTCACGTTTCTTGAAGCCTTTCGTGAATTTCGTGACCAGCTTCTCCGCGGTGAG